CGTGTGACTGGCGGCCGCGATGTAAGTGGGATTTATAAAATTACTTACTTAAGAACAGGAGAAGCTTATATAGGTAAGACTACTAATATAAAAAAAAGATGGGGAGAACATTGTAAGTCGGCGTTGGATATAGGAACAATAGCGCACTCATCTTTTCATACAAGACTTAAGAAAGATGGATTATGGAATTATACTTTTGAAATTTTAGAAGAGGTTCCTAAAGACCAATTAACTGAAAGAGAAAAATTTTATATATCATTGTATGGTACAGATACTTAGTTAAATATGAAGGTAGGATAAATGGAATTAAGTAATTTACAAAAGAAAATAGTTGAAACAACAGAAGACAATGTTATTGTTTTAAGCGCCGCCGCAAGTGGTAAGACAAGAGTGTTAACAGAAAGGGTTCATTATCTTTTAGAGAATGGTGCGGACCCAAATAAAATAGTAGTTTTTACTTTTACTAATGCAGCCGCGGAGGAAATGAAAAAGAGAATTGGCGATCAAGGGAAAAATTGTTTTATTAACACCGTTCACTCATATGCCTATTATCTTTTAATGAAAAATGGAATAGATACAAGCAGCGCAATAAATGAAGAAGATTTCGATGAATTTTTTAGACTTATAAAACAAAATCCTTATGTGATAGAAGAAGTAGATTACTTGTTATTAGATGAAGCACAAGACTCTAATAAACTTCAATTTGAATTTATCTTAGAAATGATTAAACCAAAAAGTTTATTTATAGTAGGAGATTTGCGGCAATCTATTTATGAATTTAATGGTGCAAAACCTGAAATCTTTTTGGATTTAATATACGATTCAAAATTTACAACTTATAATTTGAATGAAAATTATAGAAATGCACCGGCAATATTAACTTTTGCTAAGAGGTTAATTTCTGGCAGTCTTTTAAATGATTATGACTTATATGATGATTCTATTTGTATGAATGAAGAAGTAATTGGGTCTGTTAATGAAGTTGAATATTTACCAAGTAGAATTATCTCTCTTATAGAGGAAGACCCACAATACGGAAATTGGTTTATCTTAACAAGAAACAACGAACAACTTGATGACATAATAGCTTTTTTGAAAAAGGCTAATATTCCTTGTGATACTTTTAAAAAGAGCCAAATTAGTTCTGATGAGTTTAAACAGAAAATGGCAGATAATACTGTTAAAGTTTTAACAGTTCATGCAGCTAAAGGCCTTGAAGCTGATAATGTCATGGTAATTGGAGTGGCTAAGAAAGCTATTAAAGCTGAAGAACGGCGAGTTGCATATGTTGCGGCGACTCGCGCGCGAAAAAAGCTGATTTGGATGCATTTTCAAAAGAAGAAGAAAAAGGTTCGGTCTTGGGAATAAAAACTTGAAATTTTTAAAAATTTTTGATATAATATATATATAAAGATAGAAGGGAGAAATAAAAATGGTAAAACCTTTTAGTATTCATAAGAACGATCTTCATAAAGCAAGAATTATTAGTGGAAATTATAAAGGAAGACAAGGATATGCCACTTCTATTAACCCTTATGGTAATGTGATGTTTTATACAGATGAAGGATATAATCCTTACTGTATTTGCAAAGAAGCTTCAGAAATTTCTTATATGGAATGAAAGATAAATATAGAAAGGATAATTATATGCTTCCAAAACTCCATATTAAAATTGAAAGATGGAAATATAATAAAACTTTTGAAGTATATGTTTCTAATATGGGCAATATTAAAAATCGTAGTAAGGCATCACTTGCGCCACGAATTGGTCAAGGAGGATATTGTTCTGTTAAAGTTGGTGGTTCTACCAAAAAGTGGATGTTGGTTCATCGTTTAGTTATGCTTACATGGCGCCCTACTCCTGAAGCAGAAAATTTAACAGTAGACCATTTAGATCATAATAAAAGGAATAACTCCGTTTGGAATCTTGAATGGATTAGTTTTGCAGAAAATCAAGATAGAGCAAAAAAAGACTTCATATGTCAACAAAAACAGAAGAAGAGAAATGTTGTCGCTGTAGATATTACTAATAATGCAGGACAAACTATTAGAGTTTTTAAAAATAGTGATATTTGTCCTTTAATTAATAAAATATGCAGAAATCAACCCATATATATTCCTTATTCTATTGCTAATGATATTATTATAGGAATTTTTAATAAAACTAATGGGATGGAAATTAAGAAAAGTTATGGGTATTGTTTTAAGGCTGTTTATGGGGAGAAATAGTGGCTAAAAAATATAAAAGAAAACCAAGGCCTGAACCTCCAAAGGATTTCTTTCGGGACATTGATAATTGTTGATTTTGTAAAAATCGAAATGGATGTGGCGGATGTAAGTTTTTAAAACAATATGTTCATGAGTATGATAAAAGGAGAAGATAAATGGCGCGGACAGTAATAACAGATGAAAAGATCATTGAAATAAATGAATTATATTTAAAGATTGGCACCTATAGTGGAGTCGCAAAAATTATTGGCTGCGCGCCTTCTACGGTTAAGAAGTATGTTATTGAGGAATACACTCCTAAGGAAAGTCTTCAATTACAGAAAATGACAGTAGATGATTTACCAGAATTTTCTACCGAAGGACTTAAAAATTTAGAAAATTGGGGACAGCTTTGTTTACTTAATAATGAGGAAAAAGAAGAAATAAAAGAACTCTGGAACGAGTTATTGATTTAAGGAGAAAAAATGAGTTTTAAACCCTTTTATCTTGAAGAGTCTGCTTCAAGTCCTGGTTGGTATTTAATTCGAACGGATGTAACGCAAATTCCTTTTTCAACTACTATTGGTAGTTTAGCTGTGTTACCATCTCGCCTTTTAAATTTATCATACGCCAATTATTTGCGATTTTGTCGAGATGTTTTACAAGCAGATATAAGAGGGAAGAATAAGTTATATCCAATTGCTTTCTTTAAAAGAAGCAATAGCCTTTCAATTTTTATAAAGCTATTAAATGCACGAACAAAATTTGTTCTTTGGGAGGATGAACATCCAGATTTCAAAGAACATGAGAAAACATTAAAAGAATTTAAAGAGAAAAGAAATTTGAAAAATGAAGAAAATTAATATATAATATATATAGAGTTGAGAGAGGGGAACCAAACTTTTTGCCCTCCTTTCTTTAATAGTGTTCCCCTCTCTCACTGCCTTAATTGTAAACTTGCCATTGGCAGTTCCAAGCCTGCAAACTCAAGTCCCTAATTATACAGCATGCCGTATAATTTTTGACTTGTGAAAAGTGAGGACAATAAGTAGCGAAAAGAGATAGTGTACATATGCTCTTAGACGGCGCCAGAAGGGAACTGGAACGGTTGAGTTTATACCGTATGCAACAACGCCCTCATGGGTTGATCGGCCATGCAAACAATATCATAGAATGGGTGAGAAGAGAAAGAGCGTCTGACTACTTCTGTTTAGGAAACAGTGTAAATCCTGGGTGGAGTGATTGGCCATCAGCACATAAATACCAATCATTTTTATATGATATGGTGCTTTCGTAACGAATCAAATCTATGGTAAGAGTGACATTTGAAAAACTGTACCAAAATATTTGGGCGTCAAAAGGCAGAAGTTAAATGGTTTTGAAAACCAGCCATATCATTTAATATGCCGCTGTGGTGGAATGGTAGACACCAATGACTTAAAATCATTTGCTCAGTAGAGCGTGCCGGTTCAAGTCCGGCCAGCGGCACCAGGGAAGCCATTAATCTGCGGCGTTAGTATTGCGTACTACGGCGACTGTGGAGAAACTGTTATCACGTGATTATGATGGTAGAGACACTTCCTCCCATATCCGGGTGTAGCCCAGGGGTAGGGCGCTTGCCTTGGGAGCAAGAAGTCGCGCGTTCGAATCGCGCCACTCGGACCATTTAAAAGAAAGGAGAATGAAAATGGTAAAACTTTGGGTTGATGATATTCGTCAGCCGCCGAACGATACTTGGTATAGAGCTTTTTCTACAGAGTCGGCTTTAAGTTTTCTCTTAAAGTTCGGAGAAGATTTCGATGATTCAATTCTTATTAGCCTTGACCATGATGCTGGAGAATGGGCTGTATACGGTGGAGATTATATCAATATCTTAAATAAGCTTGAAGAACTTAATCCACCCTGTTTGCCGCATTGTATTTTTCATTTTCATTCTATGAATCCAGTCGGTGTTGAAAATATGCGGCGGATTGTTTTTCATAATGATTGGCGTTATACGCCTGTTTTTTAAGAAAGGAGAATAAAATGACACATTCTATTGAGTATTATCGCTATAAGATTAACCTTCTTCGGAACAGAGGAAAGGAAAATTATAATATCATCCGAAAACTTGAGCGAAAAATCCGTAAGATGGAGCGGGAAACTGCTCTTTAATATGGGTTAATAACTCAGTTGGAAGAGTAACTGACTTTTAATCAGTAAGTCGAGGGTTCAAATCCCTCTTAACCCACCATATGGCGCAGTATCGAAGTGGTCATAACGAGGGTGTCTTGAAAACACTTGGCGCGAGAGCGCACGTGGGTTCGAATCCTACCTGCGCCGCCATCTGGAGGATTGGAGAAGTTGGTATCTCAATGGATTGCTAATCCATCCTACCTGAAAGGTAGCACAGGTTCGAGTCCTGTATCCTCCGCCATTCGCTGGAGTAGCACAATTGGCAGTGCAATCGCCTTGTAAGCGACAGGTTGGGGGTTCAAGTCCCTCTTCCAGCACCACATGGGGAAATTGTGTAATGGCAGCACGACAGGCTTTGAACCTGTTAGTGTAGGTTCGAGTCCTGCTTTCCCTGCCACTTGTTCCAGTAGGCTCAACTGGTTAGAGCTTCCGACTTATAATCGGAGGGTTGTTGGTTCAAATCCAACCTGGAGCACCAATGTGCTGACATATCACAAGGCGCCTAATATGTTACCGGACTGGTTACCGGTATATGAAGATTAACCCAGGTTGTCTTAACCTGCGAATCTTTTGCGGTGGACAGAAGAGAAGAAAGACATCCACCATTTGCGGGATTGGTGTTAATGGTAGCATCCCAGTCCTCCAAACTGGTGGTGGGGGTTCAAATCCCCTATCTCGCTGTCTACAAGAACTAACCTTCACGTGGTGTAGATGTTTTTACTAATAGTTCGAATTTTAAAACTTGCTCCACTTCCTATGCCGACTCTGAAGCATTGGATGCGATATGATGCTTTAGGTGAAACACTTTTCGCAGAGTGGCTGAGTCGGCTTAACGGAAGAAAAAACCTATGGGGATTCTGCCAAGCGAGAAAAGTGGTAACGCACTTAAGTATTCCAAAAAAACGTGGGGTGGAACGAGCCAATTACCGGTAGAAGGACAGAGATTGGCATTTTGACTTCTCTTAAAATTTTTGGTATAATATATATAGAAAGGGGAGTTTTTTAATGTATCTTTGTTCAATTTGTAATAAAGTCTTTGAAATAGAAGATGATATTGCAAAGCATTCATTAAAGTGTTGGCGTGAACATAATCCCTATCATCGATCAACCCCTGCTCCTCATGGTAAAGATATTATAGAAAAGAAGGTTAATAAAGAAGTTTTTAATTTTTTTTCATCTTTACAAGAAAGGGGTTAATAATGCAAGAAGTAAAAATAAAAACCCATCTAATAGTTACAGATGTTCACGAAGAATACTTTGTAGACTGGTGTGGTAAAATTGCTAATACAAAACCTCTTTTTAAAAACGATATGCCAGTATTTGTTATCATTGGTTCAGACGCACGAATGGAACTTAACACTCTTGATATGAATAAACTTGAAGATTGCGCCAAGCGCATGACGCATCCTCGTGGTAGACAGGCTATAACCACTGACACTGCTCGAATTTATATCAAGGAAGAAAATGGGCATGAAGAACTAATCGGAAAAGTTATTCATAATCATATAAAGCAATATCAACAAATGTATGATTCTTTTAAGAAGATTTGATTATGAAAATTTGATTTTTTTTAGAATTTCTGATATAATATATATAGAAAGGTTGAGAGAGAGTAGCTTGAAAATTGAGTAGTGAGTATAAAGCCATAATTTTATAGCTATAGGCCAAACTTAGTACGCGGCTGGCCGGCCAACACTAAGCATAGCAGATGGTTCTTGTGGTGTAAGAGGTTGAAAGCACGCCGGCGATTATTGAAGCCGGAAATGCAGGTTCGAGCCCTGTCAAGAGTATCGCCATCTTAAAATATAAAATTATGAAAAAACTGTGTAAACTGATTACAAGGTAAGGTCGCCTGAGAAGGACCGCGGGTAAAGTTGGCGCTGACGAAATCCCGTCACAGTTCCCATAGGTGAAAGTCCTATGGCTCAATTATATATATTCGTTAAAGGAGGTATGCGATATGCAACATAAGACTTCCTGGAGCGAGAAAAGTCCAGATATTTGGAAATGACGAAGGTTCTCCATCGTCATTAAATAAGGAGAAGGTCGTAGACACGGATTCTCACTAAACTACCACTGGCTGCGTAATTCAACTTCCTAGGCGTTGTAGCAGATATGTGGCGACGCGGCTAACGACAAAAAATAAAAGGCGAAGTAAGTGATAGGTGGAGGGGAGGCCACTGTAAACCTACCTCCTCATATATGGCGCTGTAGTGTAAAGGTAGCATAAAAGGCTCATTACCTTTTGATTTAGGTTCGACTCCTAACGGCGCACCCATCGGGACTTCCCAATCCGCGCAGCACATCCATGTTCATCATTACATACAGGTTTTCTTTGTTTGTACTGTGTTCGGCCCCGAATGATTTGACACTTGGAAAGACAAGTTACAGGGAAGAGCGCGCCCGCACCTGTGGAAAAGGGGGTGCCTTTTCTTTGGCGTCATAGTGGAATTGGTTAACACGCCACCCCTTCAAGGTGGAGAGTCTGGGTTCGAAACCCAGTGACGTCACCATTCCGGCTTTGGGTAACGGTCAGCTCGGCGGGCTCTAAACTCGCAGGTCTCAGTTCGACTCTGAGAGCCGGTGCCATTGAGACATAGAATCCATAAACAATGTCTTAAAACGCCTTAACTGTTTTAGCCTTTATCAGTATAAATTAAAAGGCAAATATATTCCGGTAGTTCAATGGTTAGAACGAGCGATTTATAATCGCTATGGTGGTTCGACTCCACCTCGGGATATCAGTTACTCAATTATATACCTCGGTGAAGAGCAAAGACCATTGTGCCGAGAAACCGATCCGGCCTTCGGGTTGAACTAAAATGGAAGTATTGGAGGATACCCCAATATAACCTAGATGGCTTTTATCGTGAGATAAAAGTTGCCTGCACCAAAAGGTGTGGTTAGAGGACGGTTGTGCTGACAAAATCGCAATTAAAAATACTGTCTCATCGCTTCCACAATAGAAGTCAAGCGTTAAAAGCGTAGACTGAAGCCAAGTTAGGTTTTGATGTGGCAATCAGAGCAATCCTTGGTAAAGCCAATAAGGAAGTTTGTAGTGATGCCATGGTAACATGGCTATAAGATGAGGTCAAGGTACGAGTAGCCAAATACACAGACTTTAAAAATTATATTTTTAGGCTAAAAAAAGTATAATTTCTGAATGGTTGGTGAAAGTTAGGGGTAGTCAATCCCCTCAGGCAAAGCATTGAAGAAATGTTAAGGATGTAGAGTGCATCTGGAGGCAAGAAGTTATAGGGTCGCTCCCTATGGCTCAGACTTGTTTTCGCCTGTGATTGAACATGGTTGAAGATTTAACAGTTGGTAGGGTGAAGATCCATATAATGGAGTAATTTTATTAGTGAGTTTTTGTTACTTTTCTTACCATTAACCAAAAAAGTAACTTTATGGGGCATTGATTGGTATCGACTAGGAGTAAAGCCAAAGAGCAACTTTTAGGACATGGGTTCGAATCCCATATGCTCCACCAAGGGCAAAAGGATGCCCTTAATTTTTTTATTTTCAAAAGGAGGAAAATAAAATGCGTTATTATAGTGATGTAACTAAGCGCTTCTATAATACAGTTAAGGAGTGCGAAAAAGCTGAAAACCAATTTATGGAAGAGCAAGCCAAGAAGGAAGCAGAGGCTCTTGCAAAGTCCAATGCGCGCAAGGATGCTGCAAAGAAGGTTGAGTCTGCGTATGAAGCTTTTACTGCGGCGAAGAAAGAGTACCAAAAGCAACTTTCCGATTTCTGTAAGGAATATGGTTATTATCATATTTCTTTCGGAAAGGATGGCGTGAGAGACTGGATTGACAGTTTTTGGGATAGTTGGCTCTAATCTAACATTTATAGCTCTCACTTTTATATAGTGAGAGCTATATTTTTTTACTTATGTATAAGGTTCTTCTCTATCTTTTAAAACGGGAGGTAATATGTTTATTAAATAGTTCTTGCGAATCTTAGTTATAGCTTTGGTACTTTTATCTTTAGTGACAACTTTTGTGTGTGCAGATGTTAATGAAAACCCCTTACCGACAAAAAATACAGAAGGCTACGACGTTTTATATGCCGAAGAAAATTCGGTTATATATACTAGAACGAACAATAGAGAAGAACTTTTAGGCTTAATTAGCGAATGTGATAACAAAATGGCTCATGCGCATAATATGGCTTAGTCGGCGCGCAATTTAGGATACTCTGAATAGAGTCTTGTAATTTGCTATGCGCGCGGTGACTATTTTAGAAATTTAGCTTTAAAGGAGAAATATCAAGCCGATTATGATGCTATTCCAGTTGATCCATATGCGACACAGCGCGCTGCATATCCAGTTGCTACTTAGGTCTGGGAATATTTAAAAAATTGTGGTTATAATGATTATGTTTGTGCTGGCATTTTGGGTAATATGATGGCAGAATGTGGCGGCCATACTTTAAATCTTAAATGGAATGTTATAGGTGGCGGCTATTATTACGGACTCTGTCAATGGAATAAAGGATATTGTGGCGGAGTTTGGGGCGCAAGTATAAGTGGTTAGTTGTAGTATTTAGTTAATACGATGCCAAGAGAATTTAATGTTTATGGACGAAATTATAGTGGTGGTTTTAATTATAATTCTTTTTGTGGTATGACTAATGAAAGAAGTGCAGCGATTGCCTTTGCAAAATGTTATGAAAGATGTGGTAGTGGTTCTTATACCGCACGTCAAAATAACGCTACAGTAGCCTTAAATTATTTTAGCCACTAATTTTCCTTTTAGGAGGATAAAAAATGGAAGACACTTATTTAATTAATATTCCAGAAGAAGCTAATTTAAAACTTCCAAATCCAGAACTTTTAACTTATTATAAGAGTTTAAAAGATAGAGAATTTTGGATTGAGGGAGAAATTGGAGAAGAAACTTTAGAATTAGCTCGACTTATTATTACTTGGAATAAAGAGGACAGTCGATTAGAACCTAGTGAAAGAAAACCAATTCGTATTTTCTTTAATAGCCCCGGCGGCTCTCTAGATGTAGCGTATACGCTTTATGATGTGATTAGAATTAGCAAGACTCCAATTATTGGAATAAATATTGGATATTGTGCAAGCGCGGCCGCTTACATCTTTATAGCTTGTCATTAGAGAAAGATGAATAAACATGGTTATTTTATTTTCCATCAAGGATCTATGGCTGGATTAAGTGGTGAATATAAGTAGATTATTGCTTCTATTGAAGATTATTAGGCATAGGTA